TAAAAGAAGAGCTTTTAAGCTTATCTGTAAAAGACAAAAACGAGTTGGCTGCCATCATCAAGATGGCTGGTAGCTTGGGAATTTCTTCGTCTGGCCTTACCTTATCCATTTCAACAGAAAATGCTAAGATTGCCCGCCATCTCTATGAGCTGTTGTTGGATCTTTATCAGGTCAAGTCAGAAATCCGTCACCATCAGAAGACCAATCTGCGCAAGAATCGCGTTTATACAGTATTTCTGGGTCAGAAAGTTGAAGAAATCCTTTCTGATCTGCACTTGGCTGACTCCTTTTTTGGTATCGAGGCAGGGATTGACCAGGCTATTCTGTCAGATGACGAAGCCAGTCGCTCCTATCTGAGGGGAGCCTTTCTAGCTAGTGGCAGCATGCGGGAGCCAGACTCAGGCAAGTACCAGCTGGAAATCCTGTCCGTTTATCTGGATCATGCTGAGGACCTGGCTGCTTTGATGCGCCGCTTTCTGCTGGATGCCAAGACCATCGAGCGTAAAAAGGGGGCTGTCACTTATCTGCAGCGGGCTGAGGATATCATGGATTTTCTCATTGTCATCGGTGCTATGGAAGCCATGGCTGAGTTTGAGTCTCTTAAGCTCATGCGGGAAGCGCGCAATGACCTCAACCGCGCTAATAATGCGGAGACAGCGAACATCGCTCGCACGGTCACAGCCAGTATGAAAACCATCAACAATATTGCCAAAATCAGCGATAATATTGGCATCGAGAGTTTACCTGTAGACCTGCAGGAGGTAGCCCAGCTTCGCATCCAGCATCCAGACTACTCCATCCAGCAGTTGGCTGATAGTCTGAGCAGGCCACTGACTAAGAGTGGTGTCAATCATCGCTTGAGAAAAATCAATAAAATCGCAGATGAATTATAATGATAAAAAATAAACCCTTGAAAACATTGAATTTTCAAGGGTTCTTGTTGTTTGTAGAATATTAAAGGGGCAATCAAGGGGCAGAATTAAAAAATACTATCCAATTTATTGACAAGTTTGTCTTCCATGTCCTTGGTAGTGTGAGAGTATATCTCCAAGGTCATCTTAGCGTTTGAGTGACCAACTCGATCCATAATTGATTTGATAGGTAGTCCTGACTCTGCTAAAAACGAAATATGAGAATGCCTGAAAATATGACTAGATAAGTTTTTTTCTATCCCAGCTTGTTTACCGTATTTTTTCAATATCTGTATAAAACAAGCTATCGTTGTAGGATTATTCCATTTTTCGAAACAGAAAATATAATCTTCGCTAGACAATGGCTGGAATCGTTCACTAAGTCGCACTATTTGCCTCTGGATAGCTTCCAGGACAGTATCTGATACTTTGATTGTCCGTATTGAGTTCGTAGTCTTTGGCAGTGTCTTTATTTTATTCACTGAGTCAAAAGTACCTGTGATCTCAATTTTGCTGTTTTGAAAATCTATATTTTTTAGTTGTAAGGCAGCTAGTTCACCATATCTCATACCAGTTAATGCAAGTACAAGCACCATATCAGCATACTTTTGATGATATTCTCGACTATTAAGGACATCAACAAGTGCTTTTATTTCTTGCATGGTGAGAAAATTGTTACGCTTTTTTTCCAGTTCTTCTAAAGTTTTGGGCTTTTTGGGTATGGTGGTATAATCTACCTCATTGTTTTCGATATAGGAGTATTGAACAGCATAATTGAAGATACCTCTAAGCCTGTGTCTTACTTTTTTAGCTGTAATATATCCATTGCTTTCAATAATTTTTTCGATGGCCTCCTGAAGAAAACGCCTATCAAGATTGGCCAGTAAAGTATCAGACGGTATGACTTGTTTCATTGTCTTATCAACTGACTTACAATTGTGTTTTGTCGACTCTTTGACTGTTTGCTCCCACGATTTATAGAAACGTTTATAAATTTCTTCAAAGGTAATGCTCTCTACTTGTTTTGTGTTGAGTTTTTGGTTTATTTTTTCTTGTAAAATTAGTGTAGCCTGATTTCTTGCTTGAGGTGTTTTCTTTTCCATTGTGACTGAGACTTTTTTCAATTTCTCGGTATATGGATCTTTGTACCTTTCGAAAAATTTATATTTGCCACTCGGTAATTCTTCTACCCACATTGCCTTTTCGCCTCATTTCTGTTAAAATGAGTACAAGAAAACAGGCTTTTTAATGCCTAGTTTCTTATACTATTGTCTTGCCTCACGCTCAGAGTCGCCAAACTTTTGAGAGCGTGGGGCTTTTTTGTTTTAGTTTAGATTAGCAACTGCGTTGTCTGCTTCTTCTTGTGTGAATTTTTCAATATCTACTAATTGGGTGCGGATAGCTTCTGGAGACATGGCGATAGTTTCTTGATATTGCTTCGCTTTTTCTATAGCCTGCTTGTTATAATCAATGTCAGCGTTATCAACAGCGTAGTCAGCTGCCTCTTGAGAAAATTTTTCGATGTCTACCAATTGGGTACGCAGACCTTCTTTAGACATATGTACTGTGTTAGCATACTGCTTTGCTTTTTTTACAGCTGTCTTATATTCTGTAGGAATATTAGATTCGCTTGATTGCTCTGTTTTAACTTCTGATTTTGTCGTAGTATCAGATGAATTACTAGAGCTTTGAGAACATGCAGCGAGGGAGATGAAGGATAGACTAAGTAAGCCTAAGCTAAGTAATTTTTTCATAAGGTTTTTCCTCCCAGCTTTTAGTGTGGTTCAGTTATTGCACATACTGATTAGCCTTTCAAGGCATCAATTACATTGTATAGTGTGTTGCTCTTTTCTAGATAATAAATAACTTGATCTTGATTATAGTCAATATTATCTTTGTCTTTTGGATAATTCTTTATAAAATAATCAGCTAAATCTTTGTGGAATCGTGCCATTTCCTTTAAGTAGATAATATTTTGAGTATGCTTTTTGATTAAAAAACTATCGAGATCCCAGAACGGAAAGTCACGATCTAAATTTCCATAATACTCCTTTAGAGAATGGATTTCCCACAAGTCTTTGTATTTTTGAAAAACAGTCTTCCCTCGATCGGTGAACCTTACAATATTATCACTATCAACATAAATCAAATTATCTATAAAAAATTGTTTAGTTACATTATTGGGATTGATGTGATAACGGTCGTAGAAATATCTAGGCACTTTAGCATTTGCAGTACGCCCTTTTTTAATTTTTCCCCACCAGACTAGTAATAGCATCTCTCTGAGTTTATAACCCTCATTAGTTTTGTAACTATCTGTATATGCGTATTCATAAGAGCCGTCAACATAATTAAAATAATTAGGCCGCCTAGAAAGTAACTCAAGATATTCTTGGTTATGCAAATCATCTTGAACGAAAAAATCAATGTTCGGACTAGATGGAATCTTTCTATCAATAAATTCATTTTTACTTTTCGAATGATTCCGGATATAAAAAAGTGCGATAAGGAGAAGAATAGATGCAACGAAAAAAATCATAGTATCAACCAATTAAACTTAAATATTCTTCTTTGACCATTGTTTCATCAGCAATGGTTTTTAGATTTTATTTCTCTCTATACAAATCCACAACTTCACCGATAATTCGGAAATCCGTCTCTGGTGTAATTGGCATATCTTTGTACACTGGATTTAGGCTATGTAGGTATGCATGGTCTTTGTCGATGACAAGCTGCTTGATATAAGCATCACCGTTGTAGTTGAACACTCCAACAACTCCATCATTTAACTCAACACTTGTCTGAATGAATACCAGGTCACCATCGTGATAATCAGGTTCCATCGAGTCCCCTTTGATTGGAATAACAAAGTCGGCGTCTACATCTACTGGTAACTCAATCCGCTCCACGCGTACATCATTCAAATACTGGCCTGTACCTGCTGAAGCTGGGTGATCGTAGTAGTCGTAACTATAAAGTTGGATGACTTCTGAAACTTCGTTTGGTTGAGTTTCTTCTTCATTCCTCTGCTCGTCCAGTTGCCTCTCTGCATAGGTCAAGACTTTGGCCTGTCTTGGAGGCTTGAGTTCGTCGTAGATGGTTTGGATGAGGGAAGTTGCAGAGGGCTGGGTAGATTCATTTTGAGAAGGGAAAAAATCGTCTATTGAAACGCCGAAAATATCGCAAAGTTCAAAGAGCATATCTTGATTGGCTTTTCTATCCCCTTTTTCATATCTACTAATAGTTTGTTTAGTAGTATTCAATCTTTTGGCAAGTTCGTCTTGGGTAAATCCAGCTGATTTACGAAACGTCTTAATTTGCGTTCCGATATATTTTTTTAAATCCATTTTACTCACCTCGATTTCTATAGTCGTATAAGTAGATTATATAAAAAAGTCACCGAAAACGCAACTTTTTTTATTTTTTAATTAAAAAACTGTTGACAAGTCACCAAAACGGTGATATACTATAATCAAGCTTAAGGGAATAACAAAAAAGAAACTAGGGTAGCGTAGAGGGGCGCGATTCCCCTCCTAGTTATTACTCATAGAGCGAAAAAAGAGAAAGGAGTATAAAGATGAACGAACTAGAAAGAACAGCCCTCAATGAAATACTGAGGACTGTTACATATATAGCTGATGCGTTAGAAATCAGCATAGATGAATTAAGATAAGGAGGTAGGAACGTGCAAATTTATCTTTATCAACTACGAAAAGAAAAAGGTATTACACAAAAAGAACTAGCACAAAAACTTGGCATTTCTGAAACGGCATATCGCCAGAAAGAAAAAGGTCAAAGTGCTTTTACTCAGGATGAAATGTTTTTCTTGCGTAGCTTTTTTGATAAGCCGTTACAAGAAATTTTTTTGCCCAGAAAGTCACCAAAACGGTAACCTAAAAACTCATATAAACGAAGAAAGGAGCTCAGATGGATAAGAAAAAACTTTATAACTTAAAAGTGGATTTCATCTTTCAGGAATCCAACTAACGACTATACTGCTGTTAGTAATGATTTTATCAACGATCCTGCGCTTGGAGCGGCTGAAATAGGAGTACTGATGATTGTTTTGAGTAATATCTCTACCTGGCAAGTCTATCCTGAAGAGATAGCCAAACGAGCAGGCTTGAATTATCGAACTGTTTTAAAGCACTTTGAAAAATTGAAACAAGCGGGCTATTTGCGAGAAATTAAGGTATCTTTTGGGCGTGGGGCTGGTTCGCGAATTTTTAGATTTTTCTCTGATAGAAAAATATCAGAATTTAGTTTTCAAATAATGCAAGAGAGACTTTTTGCCGAATTACGGTCACAAGGTTTGCAAGTGTAAAAATAATACATGTAAAAATAATACATGTAAAAATAATACATGTAAATTTTTTTACACTAACAAATATTAACTAACAACAAGTATTAAATAATAATAAATACTAACTAACAACAAGTAATACTCATTTTAATAAATAAAAGAGGGGAATTACAATAAAACCTGAAAGGAGAGTGCATGAAGCAATTAAAACTAAGTATAAAGCCTAAACATGAACCTACTGATGGCCAATGTTTAAGGTCATCAGGTTATTCAGTAAAAATCAATGACTGGGAGCTTGGGCGTGGGGTAATTGATTTTAAACTAGAAATGCCTGCGGATAAGAAACCAAAAATCACTATCACAGCAATTCCAGACATTATGGAAATTGATGCGACAGTGATTGCTGAAATTCAGAAATTACAATCTGAAAGCGATATAGAATCCTGAGAAATCTTCCTCAAGATATGCTGTGATTTGACCGGTTGAGATTAGGTGCTTAGCGGTATCTCTAAAATCATCTTGATCAAATTCTTCAGAACGGAAATCATGAGAAGTGCCAGCTGGGACAGTTGGCTCCAGTTTAGCAAATTCTAGGATTTTATTAGCTATATTTTTATCAAATGTCATTTTTAATCCTCCTTTCTGGTTTTATTATAGCAGAAGAGAGGATATCGAAAAAGCCCACTGATAAGGTCAGGGGCTTACTAAAAACACTAAGTAGATTATATCACGAAAGGAGCAAAAATGGAAGCAGTTCAAATTGTGAGAATTAAAGATGTGATTATCGAGAAGGTAGCAGCAAACGATGGAGAGCTAGAGCATATTTTCGGATGTTCAAAAAGACAAGCTGGTGATATGAGACGAGAAATGAAGAAATTGCCTAGTCAGCAAAAGCACCTCAGAAATGATGGACAGCTTGTCACGATTAAAGGCTTTGATGCTTATCTGCAATATCGAGGCAGTCAGTCATGGAAGAAAGAAATGGCTAAAAACGAGAATATGAAAAGGTCACTTGGAGGATAGACGATATGGCAAGTTTAACTTTCCCAGAGTTGCAACAAAAAATGCAACTAGAAAAAAAGAAATCAAAAGATGTAAAGTACGCATTTAGAAATGCCGAGGATATCTATACAACTTTCAAAGAGTTGAAAAGTGATTGGTCTGTAATTGTGACGGATGAACTCATTGAGCTTGTTGGGAAAATCTTTGTAAGAGCAACGGCCGTAGCTTTCAATGATGAAAGAAACGAGAAATACCAATCAACAGCATACGCTGAAATGAGTCCAGTACCAGTATTCAATACACAAAAAGGTCAGATTAAGCAGATGCAGGAGCCACAGTGGACAGGTGCAGTCAGCTCATACGCTCGAAAGTACGCCTTACAAGGTCTATTCGCTATCGGCGAAAAAGATATTGATGAGTATCCAGTAGAAGAAAGCCAAGAACAAGGGCAGACTAATCAGCAACAGAAACCAAACAACCAGCAACCCCAAGAACAAAATCAAGTAAGGTACATTGACAACATTCAGTGTCAAGAAATCATCAAGAGCATTGAAGAAATTGCGATGATAAAGGGAGTGCTATTTGATACAATTGCAAATTTCGTATTGAACAAGTACCAAATAGACGATTTTCACAAAGTGCCAGTTGACGGTTATAACACAGTGATGGATTACCTCACTAAACAAATTCAAAAAGCACATGAAAAACAAGGTGGTTGATATGCTAAGTGGGAATTTTGGCTGTTTAGAATGTGGTTTTATGTACTATAAAGCCACAACAGATAATGATGATTATACATTTCTGGAATGCCCAAAGTGTGGCAGCTATAAAACTAAAGAATTGAAACAAATTGAGGGAAAAAAAGAAAGAGGAAACAACATGAAACAAACTAAAAAATTTATCGCTTTTCAAAACAAAGAAAATGGTCATTTTGTGTCAGAGTATGACCATCACGAAAAACGCTTAGCTTACAAGGTAGGCTTGTGTGATTGCATGCAAGATGCTTTGATCTTGGATTACGACGCTTATGAAGAACAACAAGAGCGAATGGCTGCATTGGCGGAGTCTTTTGGTTGCAATATCGTTGTTGTCGAGGCAACACATGAAATCAAAATGCTAGATGGATCAGATGCGCCAGAGCCCGTAAAACGTGATATTAAGGCTGATTTATTCAAATTCTTAGGATTGGAGGATTAGAAAAAATGAAAGACGTGACCTTAAGTGAACTAGAAAACATTAAGCCGATTTATGTGCCAGGAAAAATCACTCTTGACTTTGATAGTCTTGATAAAGCCATTGCTCTAGCAGTTTCGCAGCTTGAAGATAAAAAAATTGATGAACTTGATTATAAAGAAATCAAAGAACAAATCACAAGATACAAAGCCCTTGATGATGGATTAGATAGTGAGCGTAAAAAGATTGCTAAGAATTTTAAAAATCCACTTGATGAATTTGAAGAAAGACTTGAAAAATCACGCATCCCATTGGGTGAATTGCTAACTAAACTTAGAAAGGTCAGGGATGATATCGATGAACACGAGCGATTATTGCGCGTGGATGTCGTCCGTGCCGCTTTTGAAGAGAAATGTATGGTAGCAGGTCTTGAAAAATCCACATTTGAAGATCGTTACGACGAATACAGCCTCAAAAAATATTTCAAATCTAGTAAATTTGAACTCAAGAAATCAACGCTTGATGAAATGGATGCTTTGGTATTGGCAGAGTTTGATGCTCTTGAAGAATTTAAAGCGAACAAACAGGCTATTTTTGGTCAAGCTAATGAATACGAATTGCCAGCTGATAGCTATATCAGACACCTTGAAGATGGAAAAACCTTAGTGGATGTTTTAAACCTCATGAAGTCTGATCGTGATGCTGCTATCTTGCGCAAAGAGCAACAGGAGGCGCAAGCTCAAGCAGAGGCAGAACGTAAAGCCGAAATTGAGCGTATGGCCAGAGAAAACGCAAATGTGAATATCAAGGCTATCGATGCTGAAACAGGCGAGATTTTGGAACAGAGTACAATTACACCGGAACCTCAAAACAATGCGCAAGAAGCGCCAAAATTTGAGCCTAGCGAGCCTTTGGAAGTCACAATGCTCTTGACTTTGCATGGTGGCAAACCTCAACTAGAGCAGCTTAAAGAATATCTTGAGGATAATTTTATTAGTTTTGAAACTTTAGGAGGTTTGTAATGACATTTAATGAATTGAGTGAAAACATCAAAGACCGTCAAGGTAAGATGGTTGATGGGGTGTTTGTTAAGGAGTCTGACCTATGAGATGTTTTTATGTCAGCGGTAAAGTCGGAAGTCTTGATTTGGGGTCAGAGATCAATGCAGAAAATTCATTTATGGCTGCGATTGAGTTTGTGAAACGATACACTGGCTTATTAAAGCTTGATAAATATGAAATAAAGGTACTAGATGTAGAGGAGGTGCAAAATGATCAATAATGTTGTTTTAGTAGGTCGGCTTACAAAAGATGCTGAGCTGAGATACACGCAAAGCAATATCGCAGTTGCAACCTTTACTCTGGCTGTCAATCGTAATTTTAAAAACGATGCTGGAGAGAGGGAGGCTGATTTTATCAATTGCGTTATCTGGCGACAAGCAGCAGAAAATCTTGCTAATTGGGCTAAAAAAGGCTCTTTGATTGGCGTTACAGGTGCAATCCAAACTCGTAACTACGACAATCAGCAAGGTCAGCGTGTCTATGTCACAGAAGTTATTGCTAGTAATTTTCAAATGTTGGAGAGCCGCAGCAGTCAGCAAAATAATCAAGGTTATCAAGATAATTATGGCAGTTATCAGCAACAGGGTTACAGCAACCAGGGCAGTTCTTTCCAAAACGGAAATAACATAGGGAACGATTTCCAAAATGGAAATGGTTACGGACAACAAGGTAGCTTTTTTGAGGGGAATACAACAAACCCAGTTCCTGATTTCACTCGTGATAACAATCCATTTGGTAGGTCAAACCCTATGGATATCAGTGATGATGATCTGCCATTCTAGGAGGTGCTTGTGTCAAAGAGGAAAATGATAGTATGGGCGCTGTTTGATAGTGGCAATGGGTCATATACTAAAGCCATCAACACGCTAAATAGTTCGGGGTGGGGGGCGAATATTGAGGTTTACCCGATTGGGATTGATATAGAAAACAAGAACAATCATTTCATCCCCCTCAACCTTGCAGATTACTCACGATTATTTGGAGATAATAAGTTATTTGATACGCTTGATAAGCTACCTCATCCAGATCTTATTATAGCAAGCCCACCTTGTGAAAGTTGGTCAAGGGCTTGTGCTATGGCAAATGGCACGGCGTACTGGAAGCGTGAAGATTTATCTGACAGCTTATTTACACCACAAAAAACACCAAGCCCATTTACCGTCAGATCAAAACAGGATTTTATAGATGCTCATCACAATTACGATTTCGAGAAATTGTATGTAAAGCGTATAAATGGAGAGCTTACAATATTTAATACTATTCAGATTATTAAAAAGTATGAACCTAAATACTGGATTATAGAAAATCCAGCGACTAGCAAAATCTGGGAGTATATTCAGAATATTTTAGGTTTTCCAATACCATATTTCAACCTTACTAGATATAACAATTATGATTATCCTTTGCAGAAACCTACAAAATTTGCAGGCAATGTTTTACTTGGTTTAAAGAATGATATTAAACCTGCTAAAACAACTTTAAGTAACTTTACAAAATCCTATAACGAGCGGTCTAATATCCCTCAAAAGTTATTGTTAGAGATATTTCAGACCGTACTAAACCAATTTGAAAAGGAAAAACTACATGACAAAATTTGAACTTATTTTAATTTTAACTGCTATTTTGACGACAACGTGGTCAGGCATTGTCACAACTTTTGCGAAAAAGGCTGTTTGTAAATACAAACGACAGGTTGAATACTATCAACAACCAAATACGCAAGTAAAGATTGCGCAAAATGCAATACGCCAACGTTTCTTTGAAGATGGCGGGGAGATATTCAAATGAAAGTATTTGATGGCGCAAAATTAAGAGCTATCCGCAAAGAGGCAGGTCTTACACAGTATGATCTCGCCCCTAAGTTGGATGTCTCTCAAAACAGAGTCAGCGATATTGAGCGTAATGTCGCCGATCCTACCACAGTTGAAATTGATGCTTTTGCAGAAGTTCTGAAATGCCAAGTATCAGCATTTTTGAGCGATGAAGCGGATATCGTTGTAATTGCTAATACTTTTACTAAAAAGAAAAAAGGGATTGTTTCTGATGCAGAAGAAGATACATCCGAGCAATTAGAATTACTGCCAGATGATGATGTGATTACTGGCCGTGATTTAACTGGTTACATTCTAATCAAGCAAGAAGCCTACCAGTCTTTGCTTGAGGATCAATCAAAATTGAAAAAGCTGCAAAGTTTATTGAAATAGGAGGGGAAAATGACTAGAAAACTAATAGGCTTAGACCTATCACATATTGCAGAAGGTGGGTTACAGGAAAAATTGGATCATGAACTTGAGAAAGTTTTTGATAATATCCTAGACCTAAATACAGATGCGAAAGCAAAACGTACTATCACAATTACGCTGAAAATGTCATCTAATGATGAGCGTACAGTAGTTGATACTATCATGGATGTAAAAGCTAAGCTAGCACCTCAAAATGCAGTAGCTACAACTATTCTTGTTGGCCGTGACTATGATACAGGTATGGTGCATGCAAACGAACTTAGAAGTAGTATGCCAGGTCAGATGTATTTTGATGATGAGGCTCAATTACGAACCGATATTGGACAACCAGTAGAGGAAGTGGAGCAACAGCAAGCAGAAACAAAACCAGATATTATTGATTTTAACAAGAAGAAAGCAGGTAACTAATATGACAACAGAAAATCTTAAAGCAGCATTGGAATACGCAGTAGAACTAAATGAGAATGGATTAGAAATTTTAACAGCAGTAGATGGTACAGAGTATTTTGACGCTAACAAATTCAATCTCAAGGAACTTGATCCTAAACGCTATCCTAAAACTTTGGAGCTATCAACTTTAACAAGTCTTGTTGACTATCTCAAAACTGACCTCAACAATTTGAAAAAACAACGCTTGATTGTAGCAGTTGAGAAAAATGATGAGGTGTGTGTTTGGTCTGAAAATGATGAGCGTGAACATCGTACATTACTTGTTGATGTTAAGGCACGCATCCCAGAGCTTTCTTTTGGCCGTTTCTTATCACCAGAGCAGTTTAACATCATGTTGCAATCAAACTTTATTGATGACAATGACCGTAGCGCATTACTGGAGTTTGCTAGCGCATTGAAAATTGAGAATGGGGCTGAAATTGAAGATAATGGGGTCTCTCAAGTGGCAACCGTTAAAACAGGGGTAGCTAGTCTCGCTAAAGGCAAAGCACCTAATCCAGTTACATTGCGCCCATATCGTACATTTTGCGAGGTTGAGCAACCAGCGAGTCTATTTGTTTTCAGAATTGACAAACAAGCAAATATGGCTCTATTTGAGGCAGATGGTAAGCGTTGGGTAGCCGATGCGGTGGGAAATATTGCAGCCTATCTAAAAGAGCAACTAGCAGACCAAGAAAATATCACAGTTTTGGCATAAAGCATACTGCAAAAGTGCCTAATTAAAAATTGAGAGAAAAAAGTATGATTGGATTTTATAAGTTTATGATTGTATCAGCGTGCCTTTTATTGGCATTGCTGATTGCAATCGCTGGAAGAAATAGCTTTAAAGAAAATACATTCGATAAGGTTTTATGGTTTGTGCTGTATGTCTATGCGTTTGGATTGCTGCACACAGTCTATAAATTATTGTCTGGAGGTTGAAATGGTCAAAAAGCGATTGATAAGCTTTTGCTTATCTATATTTTTCTTAGCAATCCCTATATTCAGTTTAGGTATAGTTGTATCGAAAGATCATTACATAGCAAAAATCTCAGCACTAGAGAAACAGGTCGATGAATTAAAGCAGAGAAAATCTGTTATCATTCACCAGGTAGATAACGCTGGGGGCGTGATGTATGGAAAAATAACTGATAAGCAGATTATATCTGGCCATTATACCGTGACAGCAGGAGCATACGGGAAGTTTTTGGTCACAAAATCTCAATATGATAGTCTTGAGATCGGCGATGATATACCAGAGTATTTAAAACAGAGAGGTTCTGTTAGTAATGAGTGAATTTTTAAACCAAGATTGTTTGCAGGGAATGAAGAATTTTCCAGATAACTATTTTGATTTAGCCATTGTTGATCCACCATATTTTTCTGGCCCAGAAAAAAGAAAATTTTACGGACGTAAAGTAAGTCCAATTGGAGTCAGTAGGTTGTATGGCGAAACCTCAGAGTGGCAAATTCCAAATCAAGATTATTTTGACGAGCTTTTTAGAGTATCAAAAAATCAAATTATTTGGGGCGTGAACTATTTCGACTATTCTTTTGGTTCGGGACGTATTGTGTGGGATAAAGTCAATGGCTCATCAAGTTTTTCCGACTGTGAGATAGCATACTGCAGTTTGCATGATAGCACGCGCTTGTTTCGCTATATGTGGAATGGTATGATGCAAGGTAAGTCAATATCTGAAGGGCATATTCAACAAGGAAATAAGGCATTGAACGAGGTTAGAATCCATCCGACACAAAAACCGACAAATCTTTATTTCTGGTTGTTACAGAATTACGCAAAAGAGGGGGATAAAATACTTGATACCCATGTAGGATCAGCAAGTAGTTTGATTGCTTGTCAAGAGTTAGGTTTTGAGTATGTTGGTTTTGAAAAAGACAAACACATATATGAGTTGGCAGCGACCAGGCTAAGCAGCTATAAATCACAAATAAAATTATTCTAAGAAATTAGGAGTTTTGAATGAAATTTGAATTTTCATTGCCTAGAAACACCAAAAACAAAGCTCTGAACATGGTTATCAACAGTAATGACAGGCAACATCAGACAGATAAAGCCAAGGTTACTAAGCGCATTAGAGCTTTTGCTTATTGGCATACATTGATGAACAAGGATAAAGGGAGGGCTGCTTTTAGCCCCTCTAACCCTTGTGAGGTTACAGTTACAATTTACAGCCCTACTAAATCTAAACTAGATCCGCCTAACCTTTATCCAACAGTCAAAGCTATTATAGATGGCATGACGGATGCGGGTATTTGGACAGATGATAATCACAAGGTTATCAGAAAGTTATCTTTTGTTTATGGCGGATTAAGCGAGGAAAAAGGGCATTATAGATTAGTGTTTGATATAGAGGAGGCTTTATAAAATGAAAAAACTAGGAATTATTTTAGGAGCGGTATTTGTAATCGTTGCCTCTCCATTTGTAGTAAAGTATGGTTGGAATGAAATTATCACGTCAATTGTTCCAGTTGATAAAATTACAGTTTGGCAAGCGTTGGGGATGGATGCGCTACTATCTTTCATTTTCCCTGTATTATCCAGCAAAAAAGAATCTTATGAAGATTATTCATATTCTGTAAAAAGCGGTATTTCAAAAATCATAACTTGCTCGTTTTTGATATGGTTAGCTAGTTTATTTATTTAAGGATGTCTTTGGGACAACTTTCACTTTTAATTACGCAAAAGTGAAAGTGGTAGATGGACAAATAATGTGACTTTTTATAACAAATAAGGAGAAGAAAAAATGAATTATAAAGTGACAGTCGATGGTAAGGAAATTGAGTATGGCGCACTAGTTGAAAAATCACGTTTTTCAGAAAAAGAATGGTCTGCAATCTATGTGGAAATGGTAAAGCAAAATCAGCCAGATGTATTTGAGAAGAAGAAAGATGATGCTGATTATATCAATGCATTTGGAGCGTTGATTGCACTTGAAGAACGATATGAGGCATTGCTTGAGCTATTGCCTCAAGATGAGTTCTCTTACGCTGGCACACATCCAAAATGGGTAGCCGATGCAGTATCAGAGAACACATTGAATAAAGAGGATACGTTGCAGGATATTGTAGATATGATTGAACGGTGTGATACATTCGATAAGCTCAAAGGGGAGTTGAAAAGTTATTTTGAGCTGGATTAGCAGTAAATTTGGAGGTAAATAGATGATTGAATTATCAAAGAAGCAAGCAGATTATTTGGAGTATCAACGCCAAGCGCTTTTTGATCCAGAAATAAGAGAGTTGATGGATGATCCAGATTTAATTCAGAGGGCGTTAATTATCGGATATGTCGTGATAGATAGATGAGGCAAACATAATGACTAAAAAGAAAATAGAGAGACTGTCTGTCATGCATCGCAGAGAGATAACCTGGCTCAAGTGGTATTTTTTGAGAGACAAGGACAATCCTAAAAAAACAATACTTGAGCAAAAAATTCATCAAAGCTTTTTGAAAAATAATATTGAAGAAGCGATTTTTTTAGTCAATCTAAAAACTGTTACAGCAGAATTTGTAGAAAAATCAGATAAAAATATTTTAAAAACAATCAAAGAGGTTTATGTCTATAAAAATCTCAATGTGATTGGCGCGTGTCAAAACATTCTCTATTCAAGCCCCAGCCAAGCTTACAAACATCTAAATAAATGGTTCGATAACTATTTTTACGCTACTTACAAATATCTCCCTCTAATTAAATAACCGTAAAAATCCCCTAGCCCATATATCTATAATCAAGATATATGGGCTTTTTTGAAATGAGGTAAATATGGATAATCTAAAAATTGAATATGTGGATATTGGCCTTATCAAGCCATATCGTAATAATGCTAGGCGCAATGATGGTGAAGCAGTTGAAAAAGTCGCAGCATCTATCAAGGCTTTTGGTTTTCAACAGCCAATATTAGTTGATGATAACAATATCATCATCACAGGCCACACAAGACACAAAGCGGCTCTTTCTTTAGGTATTGATAAAATCCCTATAGCCCATGCTGTAAATCTCTCAGATGAGCAAGTCAAAGCGTATAGACTAGCAGATAATCGAGTTGCAGAGTATTCAGCTTGGGATGCGGAACTTTTGAATATCGAACTTGCTGAGTTTAAAACGATTGATATGAGTAAATTTGGTTTTGACTTATCTGTTACAGATTTAGAATTTGAAACAGAAGAACAAGAACCAGAGATTGAAACTATGGAAGAAAATACAGAGGATTTTCACAGAGATACAACCATCAATCAGTATAATCTTTTCGATTATGACAGCACGCGCACTGAGGGAAAGTATAACATGCCAACTTTGGAGGGTGTGAATCATACGCCGAACAATTTACAGGGCTTCAATTACGTTTTGAACAAGCCAGACCATACAGCAGGAGTACACTTCTTTTTGGATGATTATCAATTTGAAAGGATATGGCAGCGCCCAGATTTTTATATTGAGAAGTTATTAGATTTTGATTGCGCCCTTACTCCAGATTTTAGCCTTTATCTTGATATGCCTATTGCTATGCAAGTATGGAATATTTATAGATCGAGATTGATCGGGCAAATCATGCAAAATTACGGGCTTACAGTCATCCCAACTGTATCATGGTCAACAAGTGATAGCTTTGATTTCTGTTTTGATGGACTACCTAAAAATGCGACTCTAGCGGTCAGCACTATTGGGGTAAAGCAGAATAAAGAGCAATTTCAAATCTGGATTGACGGCATGGATGAAATGATTAAACGATTATCACCTACAAAAATTATTGTTTATGGTGGCAAAGTTGATTATGACTATAAAGATATCGAGGTTGTCTATTTTGACAATGCAACGACAGAAAGGATGAAGAAAAATGGGCGGTAGAGGAGCAAGTTTGAAGTCGCTTATAGCGAGGTACGAAAAAAAGAGCAAACAAATGAATGTTAGAGTAAGTCCTTTGTCCAGAAATGAAAGAAAAAGGCTTATAAAAGCAGGGTATTTCAAATCCAATAAGAGGTGATGCTATGGGTGGACGTGGTGCAAGTATTGGTCTTGGTTTTGGTAAGCATAAATACGGTACAGAATATGAAACATTACATAGATCAGGTAAGATAAAGTTTGTAAGAAGTACCAGTGGTTCAGCAAAAGCTCCCATGGAAACACGAACTAAAGGGCGTGTTTATGCCACGGTGAACAAGCAGAATAAGATAAAATCTATATCGTTTTACGATAGGAAAAACAAGAGGAGACGACAGATAGATGTGACAGGTTCTCCTCATACTATAAAAGGCAAGAAAATCATCCCTCATGTACATAAAGGATATAATCACAATGAAAAAGGTGATAGAAATCTGACTATCAGAGAGAGAAAATTGCTTGCAAGAGTTCAAAGAATATGGGATAATAGGAATAGATAAGTAGGGCAGTGGTTTGAAGAAGGAATACGCTCTATTACAGAGAAATGGCGGTGCAAATCCGTCCGACTACTTAGACAAGCTCCAGAAATGGGGCTTTTTATTTTTTGCCTCAAAACAGCGTAAAACATCCCCTTTTTAATAAAATAAAATCATAAGTAATAAATACTTGTGATTTTTTTGTTTGAAAGGAGGTCAGAATTGCCTAGAGATGGAACTAAAAACTTAAAGCCAATGAGCGAACGAAGCAAAGATGAAGTAAAGAAGATTGCATCTAAAGGTGGCATAAACAGCGGCAAAGCCAGACGTAAAAAAGCTGACCTCAAAAAAGCATTTGAAACGTTGCTCTCATTGGATGTAACGGATAAAAATATCAAGAAGCAACTTGAAGATATGGGAATGGATGGCAGTAATGAGGCTTTGTTAGCCTTTGCCACATTTCAGCAGGCTGTAAAGGGCAATCAAAAAGCCACAGAAAACATCATCAAGCTAACCAATACAAAAGATAAGTACGACATTCGAGAACAAAGAGAGCGCATCAAATCGCTTAAATTGGATAATAAAGAGCGTGCGGAGGCCAATAGCTTGACAGATACGCCTATCCATATCGTGGATGAGTGGGCTGGTGAAGTAGAGGGGGCGACAGATGACCTTTAATGTACAAAAAAATGTCAATCCTCATTTTAAATCGGTCTGGGTATCTAGTTTGCCTTACAATGTGCTAAAAGGCGGTCGGAACTCGTTTAAATCGTCTGTGATTGTGCTAAAGCTAGTCTATATGATGGCTCGGTATATTAAATCAGGAGAGACAGCAAATGTAGTAGTCATACGCAAAGTCGCTGCCACTATTAGAGATAGTGTCTTTAACAAAGTTTGGTGGGCTTTGAATTTATTTGGATTAGCTGGTCAATTCAAAAAGACTATTAGCCCGTTTCAGATCATCCACAAAAAGACAGGCTCAACATTCTACTTTTATGGCCAAGATGACTTTCAAAAACTCAAGTCAAATGACATTGGGAACATCATAGCAGTCTGGTATGAGGAAGCTGCTGAATTTGGTAGTCAGGAGGACTTTGACCAGTCTAACGTAACCTTTATGCGCCAAAAACACCCACGCGCTAAATTTGTGCAATTCTTTTGGTCTTACAATCCTCCAAGAAACCCCTATAGCTGGATCAATGAATGGTTTGAGAGTGTCAAGACTAATAAGAATTATCTAGCACACTCTAGCACGTACCTAGATGATGAGCTAGGCTTTGTGACAGAGCAGATGCTGGAAGATATAGAGCGCATTAAAGAGAATGACTATGACTATTACAGGTATCTATATCTTGGTGAGGCTGTTGGGTTAGGGAATAATGTGTATAACATGAGCACCTTTCACCCGTTAGATGATTTGCCAAGTGATGATAGACTCATAGGTATTTCATTTGCTCTTGACGGTGGACACCAACAATCAGCAACCGCTTGTTGTGCTTTTGGTATCACAGCAAAAGGGAAAGTGATCTTACTAGATACCTGGTATTATTCACCAGCTGGTCAAGTGGTAAAGAAAGCACCTAGTCAGCTATCTCAAGAAATCTATGAGTTTATACAGGCTGTTATCTCGCAATATAGAGTGCCAGCTCTGCAGTACACCATAGATAGTGCAGAGGGTGCGCTTAGAAATCAGATGTTTCTTGATTTCGGCCTGAGATGGCATCCAGTAGCCAAGCTAAAAAAAGTGACGATGATTGACAGTTTTCAATCTTTGCTTGCACAAGGTCGCTTTTACTATCTCAATACAGAAAATAACAAGATATTTGTTGAAGAACACAAAATGTATCGCTGGGATGAAAAGACAATCAAATCTGATAATCCTAGCGTTATCAAGGAAGATGACCACACATGCGACACATCACAGTATTTTGTATTAGACAACGCTAAAATACTCGGTTTGCGCGTGGGCAACACATAAGGAGGGCAGACATGAGCCTGTTTCAGAAGATAAAAGACTTTTTTAACCGTGGGAGGTATAACATGACAACAGCAAATCTAAGTAGCATTCTCGATCATCCGAAAATCGCTGTGACACAAGAGGAGTTTCGCCGTATTCAACACAATCTGAGTTACTACCAGTCCAAGTTTGATGATGTTGAGTATATCAACACTGATGGAGATAGGAAGCGCCGCAAGATGCAACACTTACCAATTGCCCGCACAGCAGCCAAAAAGATTGCCAGCCTTGTTTACAACGAACAAGCAGAAATTTCAGCAGAGGACGAAACACTGAACAAGTTCTTGAATGATATGCTTGCCAATGATCGTTTTAACAAGAACTTTGAAAGGTACTTAGAAAGCGCTCTGGCGCTTGGAGGGCTCGCTATGCGCCCCTATGTGGATGGCGATAAAATCCGTGTTGCCTTTGTGCAAGCACCGGTGTTTTTGCCATTGCAGTCGAATACGCAAGATGTTTCAAGCGCTGCTATTTTGACCAAAACTATTAAATCAGAGGGTAAAACTAATGTATATTATACTTTGGTTGAGTTCCACGAATGGGTAACTAAAGACGGTAGCGAGATAGGCAGTACAAAGGATAAGAACTTATACCGGATCACCAATGAGCTATATAAATCAGATACAGGTGAATCGCTAGGTCAGAGAGTCAACTTACAAGAACTCTACCCAGACCTAGAGCCAGTAACGGTATTAAAAGACCTATCACGACCGTTGTTTACTTATCTGAAAACACCGGGTATGAATAATAAAGATATCAACTCACCTCTTGGATTATCTATCTTTGACAATGCTAAAACTACTATTGATTTCATCAACCGTACTTATGATGAGTTTATGTGGGAGATTAAGATGGGGCAAAGGCGCGTGATCGTGCCAGAGCAACTGACACAATTAAAAGTGCAAGACACCCAAGGCAATATCACCTTTAAGCGCCGCTTTGATGTTGAACAAAATGTGTATATGCAGGTAGGGGCTGGCAACATGGATAGTGGCAATATCATTGACCTTACAACGCCTATCAGGTCATCTGATTACATTTCAGCTATTTCAGAGGGTCTAAAACTCTTTGAAATGCAGATAGGGGTATCTAGTGGCATGTTTACGTTTGATGGTCAAGGGGTTAAGACGGCAACAGAGATTGTTAGCGAGAATAGCGATACATACCAGATGCGTAACAGTATTGTTGCACTTGTTGAGCAATCTATCAAAGAGCTTTGTGTTTCTATGTGTGAGTTGGGTAAAGCCGTTGACATCTATAAAGGGTCTATTCCTAGCCTAGATGATATTTCAGTAAATCTTGATGATGGTGTATTTACTGATAGGCATGCAGAGCTTGATTATTGGATGAAGATGGTTGCAGCTGGATTTGCGACACAAAAGAGAGGGATTGCAAAAACGCTCAACATCACAGATGATGAAGCGGCTCAAGAATTGGCTGAAATCAATGGAGAGCTACCGCCAGAGAATGATGCAGAGTTGGCCTTGTATGGCAGAGGTAAACAACAAGATGATGAAAATTTGCAAAAAAATAGGGGCGTGGCTAGGTATTAGCATGCGTTCAAGAATTTTTAGGGATGAAGTAGGCAGGTGGCTAGATGAAAGAGCAGAAGAAACCGACTCTTAACGATCAGCAGTTTTCTCTGAAAATGCAAGGGGTTAGTGATATATATGCTAAGATGCAGATTGAGTTATTTGACAGCATGATAAAGCGACTCAAAGAGCGCAGCAGTGCTGACCTTGCAGAAAATCCCTATATCTGGCAACTCGAAAAGTTGAACGATATGCACATGCTCAACGAGGAAAACTTGAAAATCATTGTTGAGCGTACAGGGATTGCTGAAGATTTGTTGCGTGATGTCATCGAGAATGAGGGGCTAAAGGTATATAAAGATACGAAACAGCAACTTGAAGAAGACTTGGGGCATGGACACAGCGGGATAGCCAGAAACGGTGTCACAGATGCTTTAGAAGCCTATACAGCCCAAGCGGTCAGTGATCTTAACCTAATCAATACGACTTTGCCAGAAAGCATCCAAGCAGTTTATAAGTCTATAGTAGAGCAATCTGTCGCTGAGGTCGTTGCAGGAACAAAAACAGCAGACAAAGCCATCCATGAAACCATTATGAACTGGCAGAAAAAGGGCTTTACTGGATTTACTGATAGCGCAGGGAGAGAGTGGCGAGCAGATAGCTATGCTAGGACGATTATCAAGAGTACGATGTACAAGGTCTTTAATAAGATGCGTACAGCTCCTGCAGAAGAAATGGGGATAGATACCTTTTACTACTCAATCAAACGCACAGCACGGCCAGCTTGCAGTCCCATTCAAGGGAAGATAGTCACGTTTGGAGAGACTAGGGTAGTCAATGGTACTAAAGTCTATTCGTTGTATGATTATGACTATGGATCAGCTGGCGGGTGTCTTGGAGTACATTGTGGCCATTATCTGACTCCTTTTATAGTCGGGGTGAATGAAATGCCAGACTTGCCATATTATCTTGCAGACCTAACACCAGAACAAGCAGAGGAAAATGCACGCATCCAAGCGAAACAAAGAGCGCTTGAAAGGACTATCAGACATCATAAAGAGCGTCTGCATTACGCAAATACTATGAAAGATGATGAATTGATACAAGCTGAAAAACTCAAGGTTAGAATGTATCAAAACAAAATCAGGAATCTTGTAGATAGCTATGATTTTCTGTATCGAGATTACAGCAGAGAGAAATTATACACATAATCTAGCGTTGCCCTGTGCAGCGCTTTTTTGTTTGCCTAAAACCGTAAAAAATCCCATCTAATCAAAGGTATATTGAGAAAGTAAATAATATTTTGCTTGAGGTGGGAGTTATCCACCTAAAAAGAACTAGGAGGGTATAAATGGCATTTACGACAGAAGAACTACTCAAACTTGGATTGACAGAAGAACAGGCTAAAAATGTCTTTGCCTTGCGAGGAAAAGAGCTCAACGAGGACAAATCAGCCTTGGAAACTATCACCAAAGAGCGAGATAGTTTGAAAAACCAGTTGCAGAATGCAGAGGCACAACTTGAAAACATGAAAGCAGATGCAAATACAAGCGCTGAACAGAAAGAAGCTCTTGAGAAGTTGCAAGCCGAATATGACAAGTACAAAGCGGATGCAGAAGCCGAACTGGCCAAAACAAACAAGGTGAACGCTATCAATCTTGCTTTGAAAGATACTAAGGCTCACAATCCAGCAGCGTTGATGAAGTTTATTGACGTGGATGCCATTGAACTTGATGAAAACGGCAAACCTAAAATTGATGATGTCATCAATGGGCTTAAAGAAAGTGATCCTTATCTTTTTGAAGCAGAAGACAGCGGAAAACCTAATCCTAATATCTTGCCACAAGGAAATCCAGCGGCAGGTGCTGGGTCTGCAGAGGATGCATTCGCGGCAGCGTTAGGGTTAGTTTAATCAATTTTAAAAGGAGGCTATAGATGTCAATTAACTACGTTACTAAACGAGAAAAACAGTTTGACCAAAAACTGATGCAAGGCGCACTTACCAATATTTTGGAAACCCCAAAAGTTATTTGGTTAGGAGCTAAATCTTTCGAAATTCCAACTGTATCTGTATCAGGCTATAAAGCTCATACACGAACAAAAGGCTATAACGCTGGTACAGTTTCAAACGAAAAAAAAGTTTACACACTTGGTTTTGACCGTGATATTGAGTTCTTCGTCGACAAAGCAGATGTTGACGAGACTAACGAAGAATTGTCAGCAGCTAATGTTACAGGCACTTTTATCACAGAACATGCAACGCCAGAACTGGATGCGTACCGCTTTTCTAAACTGGCTACGACAGCAATTACAGCAACAAAATTCAAGTCAGAAGATGATTACTCAGAAACTAATGTGTACTCACGCTTGAAATCTGCTATCTTGCCGATCCGTAAGTATGGAGCAGCTAACATCGTGATCTATGTATCTAGTGAAATCATGGATTTCTTAGAACGCTCAAAAGATTTCACACGTTCGATTGCCACAACATCCCCTCAAGGGATTGATACACGTGTTACCTCTCTTGACGGGGTGCAAATCATTGAGGTTTGGGATGATGCACGCTTTAAAACTCAATTTGAGTTTACAGAAGGGTTTGTCAAAGCCTCTGGCGGTAAAGATATCAATTTCCTTATCGTTGCTAAGCCAGCAGTCATCGCAAAAGCTAAATTTAATTCCATTTATCTTTTTGCTCCTGGACAACATACAGAGGGAGATGGATATCTTTACCAAAACCGCATGTACCATGACTTGTTTGTCCTTGAAAACAAGAAGGATGGAATCTACGTTTCTCATAAATCCGCATAACGGGAGGTAGCAGATGAAAAAATACATCAAAGAAAACCAAGTTTACACTGTCCAAGAGGGCAGCGATCTTGAGGCACAGTTGTTGTTAGATGGTTTCGAAGAATTCGTTGAGGCTGAGGAGAAACCAAAAGCTAAGAAAAAAGCCGATGATGACAAAGCGAAAACCGATGATGACAAAGCGAAAGCCGATGAAGAGTAGGGAGGAATAGGATATGGCGCTTTACGAAGCCAAAAAGAACATCTACTTTACTAGTCTTGGGAAAGATGTCTCTCTTGGAGAAACTATTGAGCTAGAGCAAGCATACGCAGAGGCTGTCAATGCTGACCTAAAATCAGCATTTCCAGATGTTGATGCAGTGCTTGTGCTAGTTGATGAAGACAAACCTAAAAAGGTAGCTCGCAACAGTAAAACTGTTACTGAGGCAGTAACAGATGCAGTAGATGAAAAATAAGGGGTGGTAACACCCTTTATTTGTAAAGGAGGTTACGCATGACTTATTTAACTAAAGATGAGTTTGTCAAGCTAGGCTTTGATGAGGTAGTTGATTTTGAAAATCTAGCAAAGCGGGCAGAGGTTGCAATCAACCTCTATACTCAAGGAATTTATCAAAGACACATTGATTTTGATAAAGAAGCAGATTACCGAAAACAGGCGGTAAAGCTAGCTATGGCCTTTCAAATCGCTTATCTGGATGTTTCAGGCATCATGACAGCCGATGACAGACAAGCCATGACAAGTGTTTCCATCGGCCGCACATCAATCTCTTATCGCAAGTCTCAAAATGGATCGGCAGGTCAGCGGTTCAACCTTTCGCTGGATGCTGAGAATATTTTGAAGCAAGCAGGTTTTAGCCTAGTCACAGCGGTTGATTATGATAGATAAACGGCTATTGACTGATGCTATTTCTGTCCGAAAGGTTGCGGACAAGAATGATTTTGGGGATGTTGGTTACTCTGATCCGTTAGATATTAAACCAGTACGGTTTGATAGGTCGGTTCAGGTTGTGGGTACTAACAACTCTAAAACACGGCAAAAAGTCGGTGTTATTTATATCTATCCCAAATTTGCAAGCGTGACAGTTGACGATAGTTGGCTGGGTGCGACTGTGAATGATGGGGCGCGTGATTATACCATCACAGGTTATCAACCCAATTATCTTAATGGTAAAGTCTTTAGCTATGAAGTCGAGGTGATTTGATGGCTGATGTCAGAGTGGTAGTTGACCTTGGTGGTGTTGAACGTAAATTTTCTCCAGAGACTGTAAAACGTGGCAAGCTAGCAATGGCTAGTCAAGGGATGATGACCATGGAGCCATATATACCTTTTAGGGGTGGCCCTTTGAGAGCATCTGGTCGCATTGAGTCGAACGGTGATATTAGCTATAACACAGTTTATGCTAGAGCTCATTTTCACGGCACGAATGGGATTGTAGTCTTTAGAAAATATACGACACCCGGAACCGGAAAGAGATGGGATAAGCCATTAAAGGCCAAGGTTGACCAACTAAAACGAGTCGCCATTAGAGCTATGGGGTTGAGATGATGCAGAATAACAAAAATTTTCAGGAAGTGCTGTTGGCACATATCAATGAAATCGAAAATCTGCCAATGAAAGCACGTCTTGATTATTTTGAGGATGATAAGGATGATTTGGTCATCAATGCTTTGCCGGGTGGTTCGATTGATAAGCAGTACATGGATGGTACTAGAGAAGTATCGCTGCCGTTTGAAATTGCTGTTAAATGTAAGAGCAATCAAAAGGCTAGTGATACGATTTGGCGAATCAATGGAGACTTATCAGGTTTTGATATTGAGCTACCTAGCACAGATAACACATATACTTTTCTTTCTCTTGATGTCGGGAAACCAGGTATCAACGGAAAAGATGAACAAGGTTACTTTGTCTATACGTTGCAAGTAACCGCTAAATTAGAAATCGCAGGAGGATAAACACATGGTACGTCAAAAAAATGCCAAGCGCAAACACTTAGTAGCGCCATTTGACCCAAGTAAACCAGACACTGTACCGGCTGACAATGAATTTTTCCCATTGGCTAAGTACATCGAAAGTATCGAAGATGATACTGATGAAGAAACGGATGACAAAGGCTATTATGATGGCGATGGTACCAAAGAGGAAACTGTCACATCAGTTGCTGGTGCTTACACAGCAGAGGGGATCTATGATGCCGAAGATAAGGCGCAAGCACTTATCGCAAATATGAAGTATAAGACTGGTGATGGTCGCCGTTTGTGGCACCGAGTGATTGAGTCCAATGGCAAGAAATCATTCACTCAAGTAGCAAATGCTTCTGAAATTAAGGCAGGCTCTGGTGATGCAACAGATTATGAAGGGTTTGGCTGCAAACTCAAATGGATCAAAGCGCCAATCGAAAAAGCAATTACTCTTTAAAAAAATTGATTTTGGAGGAAATAGAAAATATGGCACGTACTTACAATTTTGGTGATCTCAAGGATGTTACGACATTTAACATTGGAGATGTCACCCTTGAATTTAAAGCAACGGATGAAAAGAGCGAGATGCTTGAGAAGAAATCCGCTGAACTAAAGGCAAAGGCTGAGCAGATTGATGAATCTGGTACAGAATGGGAGTTGCGGAAAGAACTCAAAGACTTGCTAGATGAATTTTTCACAGCAGCTTTTGATGGTGAAGCGCCACAAAAACTTTATGATGCTTGTGGCCAGAATACAATTTCTTACCTCAAGTTATTCTTGCAGATCGCTGATGCTTTGCGAGAAGTCAACGAAGAACGACAAAACGATGAAGCATTTAAGAAGTATCTTGCTGAATAATGTTTGATATTTCCAAAAAAATGGATGACAGGCTGGTACTCGATGACAAAGAGTATCAGCTTTTCTTATCGTTTGACCGAGTCTTATGGGTCTTTGATATGTGGAGCAAAGAATATATCCCACCACATCTAAAACCTAAATTGGCGCTAGCTAAGCTAACTGAAAATGAAAGTTTTAAAGACATGGACACACAAGAGGCTTTAGCACTCTATGAAGAAGTGTTTAGAAAACATATACAGGTTACAAAAGCTGTTGATGAGGTTGATAGATATGACATTGAGGGGAATGTATTACCTAAAAAACCTAAAGAACAGTCAGACGGTAATGATAAGCCCCTATTTTCAATCAAATATGATGGTGAGTATATTTTTTCATCGTTTATGCAGGCTTATCAAATCGATTTGATTGAAGAACAGGGGAAGTTGCATTGGCAAAAATTTAACGCTTTATTAGCTGGTCTGCCAGATGGCACTAAATTTGTTGAAGTGATGAAAATTAGGGCATGGAAACCCCAAAAGGGTGAAGATGCCAAAGAAAAACAAAGAATGCGCAAATTACAAGAAGAATATGCACTACCAGATATTTGAGAAAGGGGGGTATTAAATGGCTTCTGATGGAAAAGTGACCATTACCATTGACTTAGATGGCACAAAGGCTAGAGGTGAAGTTAAATCGTTGAAAAGTCTTTTGATGGGTTTAGGCGACTCATCTTCTAAAGGCTTTGGTACTGGTTCAAAATCTGCTCTAGGATTCGGTACTGCTGTTGCAGTTGCTAGTAAAGCTGTTTCTACTGCAATGGGGGCTATTTCTAGCTCTATGGGAGGCGCTATCAGTCGTGTTGATACAATGAACCGTTTCCCTAAAATGATGCAGGCTATGGGCTTTTCTGCTGCTGATGCAAAGGGTTCTGTCGATGCACTAGCCAAAGGTATTGATGGTTTACCAACTGCACTTGATGAGGTTGTGGCAACCACTCAACAGTTAGCTTTGATGAATGGTGACTTGGGTAAATCAACTAAGCTCACTTTAGCATTGAATGATGCCTTTTTGGCCTCTGGCTCATCTGCTGCTGATGCAAGCCGTGGATTAGTCCAGTTTAGCCAAATGATGTCAACTGGTAAGGTTGATATGCAGAGCTGGAAAACTCTCATGGAAACAATGCCTCTTGGTCTGCAAAAGACGGCAGAGGCCTTTGGCTTTGCTGGTGCATCAGCAAAAAATGACTTGTACCAAGCCCTTAAAGATGGAACGATCACCTTTGACCAATTTTCAGACAAATTGATTGAGTTGGATGGTGGAGTCAATGGTTTTGCGGAATTGGCTCGTATCAACTCAATTGGGATTGCGACATCGTTTAAAAATATCCAGACTGCAGTAGTCCGTGGAACTGCAAATATGATACAAGCATTTGATAAGGCTGCTAAAGCAAAGGGTCTAGGTGGTATAGCTGAAAATATGGATAAGGTCAAAAAAGCTGTTTCAAAGGCATTTGATACAGCAACGCCTTATGTCGAAAAGTTTATAGACCTGATTGTAGAACTGTTTAACACTATGGAGCGCAATGGAGCTGTTAAAGCTTTAAGCTGGGCTTTGTTTAGTATTCAGAAAGCTGCATCAAGCTTATTTGATACTTTTACAAAAGGGTCTGGTTCTACTGGCTGGATCTTGATGGCTAGTCATGCAATCGAGACTTTGGGAAAGGTGATTGGCGCTATAGGCCAGAGTGTCAATAAATTTATAGACGCTTTCAACAAGACTGATGCTGTAACTAATTTCAAATTAGCCATTGAGGATGTGTTAAATGCGATTGAAAAAATCGCTAACGCTGTCCAAAAAAGCCAAGTTTTGTCAGAATTTGGCAGAATCTTTGGAGAGATTGTTAGTCAGATTTCAAAAACTGCCTCTGCTATTGGTGAGTTCATTTCATCTTTAGACCCCTCAACTTTACAAGCTGTTGTGGATGGCGTACTGACTGCTATTGCGGCTATTCAAGGGATGAAATTGGCATCTAATGTAATCGGTGGACTAGTTGATGGTTTTAACATCCTGAGAGCGGCTATTACAGGTCATCCAATACTAACTTTGGCAGTCATTATTGCTGGATTAGTAGGTGCTTTTATGAGTGCTTACAACAGCAATGAGCAGTTTAGAAATGCTGTTGATGCAACGGTTAAAACACTTTCTGATTTAGGCAAAAAAATTGGAGAATTTTTATCTGGGATTGACCCCTCTATATTTGCTTTGTTAATCCCTGTCTTGGGTACATTACTCTCTAAATTTAAAGCGTTTGACCTACTTGGAAAAATCAATCCATTCAATATTTTCAAGAAAAATGCAACAGAAGCTGCAAGCGGAGCAGCTGAAGCTGTTACGCAGGGACGGTCTAAAATCGCTCAAATTTTGAGCAGTTTGAGCTCTGTTATTGGCTCTATCGGAGGGGCTGTCAAATCCGCTGCAACCGGCATAGGTGTCGGTATCAAGGCGGCATTAAGCGGGGTTTCGCAGGTCATACTAGCCTTTGGCGCTGCACTTAAAACGGCTGGCGTGGCCAATATCCTAGCCTTCGGCGGAGCGGTAGCTACAGCTGCAGTTGGAATCGGCGCAGGAGTTGCAATTATAGCCGCAGGGTTTGCTCTGCTGGCTACACAAGGCCAAGGGGTAGCTACTATCATTAACGCAGTAGGGCAGGCATTTGCCACGGTAGCAACCGCAATTATCGGAGCTTTTGCCCAAGCCATTGTCACGGTAGCTGGGGTACTACCGATTGTGACGTCTGCACTAGCTAATCTGGCCCCTCTAATCGTAGCTTTTGGCCAAGCATTCGGCGCAGCCGCTCCGTTTGTCTCGGCATTAGGGGAAGCGATAACCTCTATCGCCTCCGTTTTACCGCCTGTAATCAGCGCTTTTAGCCAAGGTGTCGCAGCCATCGTCGAGGCCGTGACCCCAATTGTCGAAATTATAGGCAATGTGTTTACGACAGTAGCGCAAATTGTCGCAGATGCGATTGTTAGGATAGTGCAGGCTTTAGCTCCATTCATGCCAGCGGTTGTGCAGTTAGCTCAGGCTTTAGCTCCTGTGCTGCAATCAATAGCTGAGGCATTCACGGCATTAGTGGCTCAAATAAGCCCGATAATAGACAGCATAGCCAATCTATTCCGGACGCTAGGCAATGTCATTAAAAGCGTGCTTGATGGAGCGAAAGGCGTGATAGAGGGCTTTGGGAATGCTGTCAGGACCATTTTAGACGGTATATCTGGTATCTTTGATTCAATCGGCAGGGCTGCATTAAACGCAGGTAAAGGCTTTAAGCTCCTTGCCCAGGGCGTAGTTATGATCACTAACACCAATCTTGGCGATATGGCTGCGTCTCTTGGGGCTGTCGCCCTTGGCATTGGTAAAATTGCTAGTCATTCAGCAGGTCTTGCACAAGCTGGAAATGGCATGAAAATACTGGGTGTTGGTATGGCAGCAGTATCAAGCCAAGCTAATGCAGCAGTTTCAGGGTTAACGAATTTTGCAACTAGAATTACATCTGTACAGACTGCTGTCACAGCATTACCTTCAATTCTTGCATCAGCCGCATCGAGCTTTGCTAGTTTCGTAGGTCAGGTCGTTTCTGGTATCGCTGGTCTATCAGCTATCAATGCTCCTATTACAGCATTGAGAACTCAAGTAACGACGATCACCCCCGCTTTATTACAAGCGGCTATGGGCTTTACTGTATTTGGTGCTCAGGTTTTAGCAATTAATTCAAGCCTTACAATAGTTTCTGCTACCTTTGTACGGGTTGGAGCAAGTGCTGCAAGTGCATCTGGCCAGATTACAGCTATTTCAGCAAGCACGGCATCAGTCAGCGCTGCATTTGCCTCAATGTCTGCACAAGTACAGTCTTCTATGCAGATGATGCTTGCTGTGGTTCGCTCTGTTGGCGCTCAAATGATAGCTCAGGGTCGTCAAATCGGCGCTAGAACATCTCAAAATATGGCTCAGGGATTGATAAGTGGTCAAGGTCAAGTTTCGGCCTCTATGACAGTACTAGTAAATACTGCAAGGTCTATTGGTATGTCTGGTGTTGGTATGATGCGTTATGTCGGGGCTATGATTGGCCAAGGTTTGGCTCAAGGTATGTACTCAGCGCTTGGAGCGGTTACGGCGGCAGCAAATGCCTTAGTAGCACAAGCTGAACGTGCGGCGCAAGCTAAAGCACGTATTCACTCACCGTCACGGTTGTTTAGGGATAATGTTGGGCGGTACATCCCCCAAGGTATGGCTGTGGGTATCTTAAAAGATGCTTACAAAGTTGATGATGCCATGGGTAGCATGTACGATCAAATTCAATCGTTTAACTTTAAAGCTGAGGATGTGATAGGTGTTGGTAAATCTAAGTTATCTAAAGTGGTACAGATTAAATCTGACCTTGAAAATGCAATTAAAGCTAAAGTGGAATCCACTAAGGATAAAGCTAATGAACTAGTTGAAAAGGCTCTTGATATTGCTGAGAGAGCGGTAGAACGACCAGTAGAAACGTATTTAGATGGAGATACATTGGTTGCAAGAACTGGTGATAGACAAAGAGCTTATCAAGAAAAGCAAACGAAAATTTATAACAGGATGAGAGGGATAGATAAATGACAAAAGAAATGACATTCAACGGCGTTGACTTGTCACGTTTCTTGAGAATTACAGATATTATCCGCCCCATTGGTAACAAAAGGAGCGTATCAATTGATAGCGCTCCTTTATTAGGGGTTAATATCCAGCAAGTGAAACGTGGTGAAAAAGAGCACACTATCAAGTTTGATATGAAAACAATTGATGGTGCTGCTATGGAACAACTTAAGCATGATTTGGCCGGTGTCTTGAATGTGTTAGAGCCAGTCAAGATCACTTACGGAGATGAGCCAGACAAATACTATATGGGCATGCCAGTAGATGATATTACACCAAGCAATATCACTCGATGGTTTCAGCGCTCAGAGTTTAAAATTATCATTCCAGACGGTGTAGCCCATAGTACGGCGTATAAAAAGTTTGATAGCTTTTCTAATGCGACTATTTCATCAGATAAGATGGTTTTTAATCTGAGAAATAATGGTACAGTAGATGCTTATCCAATCGTAACTATCAAACACAATGCAGAAAATGGCTATGTTGGGCTAGTTAATTCTAGCGGTGCTATGGAAATTGGTAACAGAGAAGAAACAGACTTACAGAGCTATAAGCAATCAGAAATCTTATTTGACTACGTTACGAATAACGGCATCACAAAAGGCTTTGCTGCAGCAATGAAAGAATCTGGGGCACTCAGAATTGAAAATAACTGGGGGCGGCCGCACTTAGCTCTAGTACCAGGCAACAGATCTGGAACTATCTCTTGGGAAATCCCTGTCGATAGTTCCGGGCAAAAAGGAGCATTAAATGATTACCTGTGGTGGCGGCAGATTTGCTGGCTTGGAGCAGGAAATCAAATGGGGCTCATGAAAATAAACTTTATGGATGATACCGGAAGGTTCATCTATGGAGTAGAGACTTACAAAAGATGGTTTGGTCTTGATTGTGAGTATAATTTCTTAGTTCGTGGAGATGGTGCTCCTCGATTAGTGAAAAAATGGAATTTTACAGGCACACATTATGATCATCACAATCCGTTCAACGCGGAGAGAGGCTGGTCTGATATTCAGCGCCGTGATGATGTCGTCCAAGTCTTTTGGTGGGGTACTTACCCTCAATTTCACGTGCCAGAGATAAAAGGTATTAAAACCGCTAAAATCCAAGTCATTATTTCGTCAATAGGAAATAATCCTATGATTAGCCATTTATACTTGGATAGTATCATCTATAGAAAAGATTTCGTAACAGGAATCAGAGACATTCCTAATCGCTACCGCATGGGTTCATCTGTTGTTATCAATAGTGAGGATGATACTGTTTTGGTCGATGGAAAGCCAGAGATGGGGGATGTCGTAGATGCCTCTAAGTGGGTTGCTATTCCGCCGGGAGAATCTACTTTAGAGGTCTATTTTTCTAGCTGGTGTAAAAGAAAGCCGGATGTAAAAATCGAGTTTGAAGAAAGGTGGCTATAATGCTCTTAACTATTCATGATGCAAATTTGAGAAAAGTGGCATTTGTTGATAATGACAAACAAACAACGCTGAATTATTATGACGATACCTGGACAAGAAATTTGGAAACAGGATCATCAACGTTTGAATTTACAGTCTTTAAAAAATCAATCAAATCAGATACGGTCACGCAGAGAGCATACAACCTATTGAATGAAAAGGCCTTTGTATCTTTTAAATACAAGGGTAAAAGCTATGTGTTTAGCGTTATGACCGTTGAAGAAGATGAGCAAACAATCAAGTGTTACTGTGAAAATTTGAACCTTGAGCTTATCAATGAGTATGCCAATCCGTACAAATCAGATAAGGCAATGTCTTTTGTAGAGTACTGTAATGCAATGGATCTGTTGAATTTCACTCATCTATCTGTTGGTATAAATGAAATTTCGGATAGCAAACGCACGCTTGAATGGGAGGGGCAAGATACAAAATTAGCCCGGCTTTTAAGTCTGGCCAAAAAATTTGATGCAGAGATTGAATTTGATACTCAATTAAATGCAGATAGCTCTATCAAGTCATTTAAGGTTAATGTCTATCACGAAAACGATGATAAACATCAAGGGGTTGGCCAAGTTCGCAATGACATCCAACTAACTTATGGGAAAAACCTAAGATCAATTAAAAGAAAGATTGATAAGACTGGCATCTATACCATGCTTGTGCCAACTGGTAAGCGCACCGTCAAGAACGACAAAGGCGAAGAAGTTGAGGAGGTTGTTACAATTGGTAGCTTAACCCCTGCTTATTCGGAAAATAATAAAGACGGGGTTCGTGAGTTTTATCAAAGTGGTAATGGGCTTTATGCTCCTATAGCTGCTCAAATGTACCCATCAACGTTTACATCTGGAACGCAGGCTGACCAGTGGATCAGAAAGGATCTAGAAGTTGATAGTGATAATCCATCAGTCATTCGGGCTGCTGGTATAAGAAACCTAAAGAAAAACGCCTATCCAGCACTAACTTATGAAATAGATGGCTTTATTGATGCTGACATTGGTGACACTATCAGGATTTATGATAGTGGGTTTGCTCCTGTGCTTTTTGTCAAAGCGAGAATTTCTGACCAGAAAATCAGTTTTACAAATCCAACTAGAAACAAGACAACTGCATCAAACTTTAAAGCGCTAGAAAACAGCTTATCGGATGGTATTCAAGCGGCATTTGAACGACTTTTTGAGGCCACGAAGTCATACTCAATCAAACTAGCGACAGATAACGGTATTGTCTTTAAAAATAATACTGGGCAAACAGTTATCACTCCCTCTTTATTTAAGGGCGGAAAGCCAATTTCTGCCAATGTGACTTGGCGCTGGTCACTTGATGGTAATGTGACAGTAGGCATGACTTATCTTGTTAGAGGCGAAGGTATAACTGGAACAGCAACTCTGGCAGTGGCTGCTTACATTGGTAATGATGAGGTAGCAACAGACGAGATTACACTAGTTAATGTCAATGATGGTAAGAATGGACGCGATGGAGCTCAAGGAACTCCCGGAGTCAAGGGGGAAGATGGTCGTACTCCATACTTACATATCGCTTATGCTGCTAATGCTAATGGTACTCAAGGATTTAGCGTCTCTGACAGTGCTGGAAAGTTATATATCGGCACATACACTGACTATACCGTAGCTGACAGCACAGACCCAGCTAGGTATAAGTGGGTGGATATGGTTGGGACTGTTGAGGTCGGGGGAGTGAACTTAATGGGCGTATTTAATACAACACCCGTAAAATCTATATTTGAGTCTAATACATATAGATTTACTGCTAAAACATTTCGCAATACAAAAAAACCGACATTACAATTACAATTCCGCTGGTCTGATGGTTCGTATAGTGCTGTAATATCAATTGGAGAGTTAGGTCGCTTTGCTCGTAAATTCAAAATTACAAAATCTTACTCAGAATTAAGGATAAAATTTAATTGTGATAAAGAGGATTCGGTACTGCTTTTCAAAGGCGAGAAATTTATTGAATTAGAAACAGATTATATGTTTTCGGGTGAAGTAGTTAATTTATCACCTAACGATAGTCAGGCGGATTTTCTTAAAATTGAAAAGAAAACTATAGCTACCGATTGGTCTCCGGCAAACGAAGATCTGCAAGCTGACATAGATTCCAAAGCTGACCAAGGTTTGACCCAAGAACAATTGAACAAGTTGGCAGAGCGTGATAATGTCCTTAAAGCGGAGCTGGAGGCAAAAGCTGCTCTTTCTGTAGTTGAAAAATGGATAAAAGAAATCCAGAACCTCGCAGCAGTTGAGGAAGCAGGGAGAAAAAGCGCAGAGACGGCAATAACCAAGGCAAGCGAAAGGATGATAGATCTCCAGCGGAAAGTCGGTGAGTTACAGACTGTTACTGAGTTTGTTAATACTTATATGAGCCAGTCAGAAGAGGGTTTGATTGTTGGCCGAAAAGATGGATCATCAAAAGTCTTGGTTTCTCATGACCGGATTTCATTTGTATCTGGGGGAAAAGAGGTGGCCTCTATTTCTCAAGGGGTGCTCAAGATTGATAACGGTGTATTTGTTAAGAGCTTGCGGATTGGTCGTTTTGTGACGATGCAAGATCCAACAAATCCAGACCGTAATTTAACAATGTATGTAGGAGGTGCTTAAGATGGCTCGTAATATTTTTGGTGGTTTATGGGGGGCGGCAATACAACTTGAAATTGTTTCTGGCTGGAACACCCCGAACCCAACAGGGAACTTTTCGACAGTGAATGTACAAGTAAAATTGATTGCAAATAGTCAAGCAGCTATTTACGAACACATTATGCGAACATTGACTATAACTGTTGATGGCAAAGCTCAGAATTTCCAAGTTGATTGTAAAATATCGCAAGGGCAAACTGTGTTACTCAAGGCAATAGATGTAAATGTGCCACATGATAGTGATGGAAATAAAATTGTCACTATCTCAGCCAACCTCTCTCTAAACATTGGATATTATACATCGTCATCTGTATCAGAAAGTTTGAGATTGTCCAAAATTCAACGAGCTAGCACTGGTACAAGTGTTAAAGCGACAATTGGAAGGCCTGTAACTTTAAATATCAGCCGTCAAAACAATAATTTCAAGCACTCTATCTGGGTGAAATATGGTAATTATGATAAAAAAATAGCTGGAGATAATATTGAAACCAGTTATACATGGACACCAGAAATGGCTTTGTGTGAGCAAACACCTGACGCTGCAAGCGGCTTTGGTACGATTACTTACATCACTTACAACAACGGTGCAGAAGTCGGTAGGGATAGTCAAAGGTTAGAATTGACTATTCCTGACAATGTTAAACCGACGCTATCAAGTCTGAGTGTGACAGATACTAATGCGACTGTTGCACAGATGCTCAAGCCTAATCACTTTATCCGTGTTTTATCTAGTATTAGAGTGAATCTTGGACAATCTGCAGGGGCTTACGGTTCAACTATTGTTAGCTATCATGCAGAGATTGTTGGTCAACCGTATTCTTTGGATAAAAACGATACATTCAGCGATATAGACTTTAATGGTCAGGCTACCATCCGAGCAACAGTCACAGATAGTAGAGGTAGGACTAGTGCGCCAAAAGAGCTAACTATCAATGTATTAGATTACCATCTTCCGCAGATTAGTTTTGATGTGCAGCGGATCGGGGCGAATGCTGACCAGTTGCAAATTATCCGTAATGCCAAAATCGCACCTCTGACAATTGACGGAACTCAGAAAAATATCATGAGATTGCGCTTTAAGATAGCACCATTTGGTACTGATAGATTTGTAGAGGATGTCGGGCCAGCCAGAGGTGATTTTACCACTCTTTCATCTCTGATCAATTCCGCTGCTAATCTGGGTAGTAAATACCCAGCAGACAAATCTTATATTGTTGTTGGGACTGTCGAGGATCGCTTTACTAGTTCTAGCTATCGTTTTGAAGTGCCAACTCGATCAGTTGTGATGTCTATGGATAAAGATGGTGTTGGTATCAATAAAGTCCGTGAGCGTGGCGCTCTTGATGTCGGCGGTGATATTTATGCTAACAACAAGTCGATTCAGCAGCATCAGCTCACCAGTCATTCGGGTATGACCTTAATGGCTACTGATGATTGGAATAATTATCAGGCTACGGGATTTTATACAGGATATAATCTAAATAATGCTCCCGATGCTGAAAATAAAAGTATCTATGTAAGAGTTACAAGGCATAATAATGATTATGTTTTGCAAGAAGCTGTTGATTTTGCTGGTACGGTATCGGCTTACCGAGTAATGTCTGATGGCGTTTGGCAAGAGTGGGTTAGTGTAGCTTCAAAGTCTGACCTAGAAGCTTTAAAACCAGATCCTAAACAAAAAATCCTATATAAGACACTTGTTGGTTTACCTTATGGTATGGCGGCTTATGCTTCTAGGATTGGTGATACAGTCACTATATCCTTAGAACGTAGAATTGTTCGCATCAATCAGAAATATGAAAATGCCAAAATGGCTGAAAACATACCAATCGGATATAGACCAGTGCAAAACATATCATTGATATTACATGCCAATGTATCAGCTAATGTTGTCGGCACTGGTGTACTGCATATCAACACTGCAGGAGATTTAGCCTTAACATCATCATATACAACGGATGCGGTCTGGCTTGGTACGGTTACTTACGTCACAGACAATCCTTGGCCTAATTGAGTAAAAAATCCCTCGCAACTAGAGGGATAATTAGAGCATAAATTAAAGGAGGTACAGACTATGTTAAAAGTCTCAAAATCACGACAAATTGTCGCAGAGTTTTTTGCAACTGAGGACGAGCAAGAAAAGCTTGTGAAAACCACGGTAGTAAACATTGATCATACAGCTGTTTCAACTGTTTCCGAAACACTGCATGGAGCTGAGCTATACGCTAAATATCGGAAAGATATGCGTAAGGATGAGCAGGAATTGCGAAATATGCGCTATCAAATTGAAGATGAAATTTTAGCGGAGCTTGAAGCAGCGCCTACTAAAGAGAAAAAGGGGTGATGAATGCAAGAACCAGACGGACTTTGGGCAATTCTCAATGTCGTAAAGGATTTTTACGAGACAGGGATTGATGATCACTTTTTTGTGTTTATCTTGCTTGTTTTGATAGTGGCTGATGTCGTAACAGGATTCTGCAAAGCCTGGGCGCTTAAAAACTTTTCGAGTCGAAAAGCTCGAACTGGCATTGTGACCCATTCAGCGATTTTCGTTATTGCAGCAATCGGATATCCGTTTTTTCTATTTGCTAATGCCGGAGCGTTAGCAGACATGATCATAACGGCTCTTTGTGCAAGCTACGGCGCTAGCTTAGTAACTAATTTAGATATTTTAGGTCTAAAAATCCCTTATATCACAACGTTTATCAATGAGCGTGTGGATAATCATAAGACGAAGGAGTGATAATATGAAACTATCTAATGCCCAGTATGATGTAGCAAAAAAGGCTGTTACAGTTGTTGTACCAGCAGCCATCACACTAATTACAGGGCTTGGTGCTCTGTATAAATTTGATACAACGGCAATCACAGGAACTATTGCACTACTTGCTACGTTCGCAGGTACTGTACTTGGTATCTCAAGCAAAAAATATCAAGAAGAAAACGAATGACAAGGAGGTCTAGCATGAAAGCGATAGGCAGAGTGCTTTTACTACTATTACTGATACCGTTAGTATTTCTACTTGGCTTTATTGCAATCATGCTTGACCCATTTTTAAAATTACTTTATAAGGAGAGTAGAAATGACAACAGCAAATGAACTTGTACAATTTACGATTGGCCTAGCAAACTCGGGCATGGGCGTTGATAAAGATGGATTCGCAGGTACTCAATGCGCAGATTTGGTAACCTATCCATCAAAACACTTTTTCGGTGTAGATTTATGGGGCAATGCAGCTGATTTACTTGATTCGGCAGAAGCTGCTGGCTGGGAAGTACATCGTATGCCAACCGATGAAAACCCACGTGCTGGGGCATTTTTCAATATGAATGCTTGGTTTGGTGGTGTTAATTATGGACATTGTGGTATCGTCATTGAGGATTCTGATGGTATTACGATGCGAACCGTTGAGCAGAATATTGATGGCAATGCTGATGCTCTAATTGTAGGAGGCCCAGCTCGATACAATAATCGAGGTTTTGAGGATGTGATTGGCTGGTTTTATCCACCTTATAGCGATGGCGCAGCGCCAGTCACTCCTGCAGATGTAACCCCAACATCAGACGAAATTGAGCTCACGCCTGAAACTGGCACATTTAAGGTAGGAGAAGCAGCTATCAATGTGCGCCGTGAACCAAATCTTAACAGCGAAATCGTGCATGTTTACGAAGCCGGGGATTCTGTTAATTATGACAGTAAAGGCTCAGCTAATGGTTATCGCTGGATCTCTTACATTGGCCAATCTGGCAATCGTAATTATATGGCCATTGGTCAAACTGACGAAGCTGGCAATCGGATTACCCTTTGGGGAGATTTGAGCTAA